AAAAAGCTTCTACATTCATAATTAATACATGAAAGTCTGTACCAGTTTGAAATAACGTATTTAATTTTTTTGTTTGCTCGTGAGTTTTATCCGAGCTTTTCCAAAGAACAACTTTTTTATTTATGTAGTCAGGTAAGTGTGTAGGTATTTGATCTTCATACCAATTTTTATATACACCTTTTGGTGCAATAAGAAGTAAACCATTTATTTTACCTTGATTGTAAAGCATAGCTGCATTATCAAGTAACACTTTAGATTTACCTGTACCCATTTCCATAAAGTACGCAAAGTATTCTTTGTCCCAAGATTTTTCTAAAGCATCAAGTTGATGTTTATACGGAGCGGTTTTAAACTTATACCAATTAATTTTACTGTCTAATACGTTTGTCATAGTTGTTTACTTTTCTTTCTAAAAAGCTATATAATAGATAGAAAGCAAAAAGTCAATGAGCAAAGTATATTTAGTACAAGAAATACCTACAGATAGAGAAACAGGTCAACCTAAGATTGATATTACCCCTGCATTAAAATATGGCGAAATTAAGATTTTATTTCCTCGCTTAAAACAAATGCAATTTACACCAGGACCAATGGTAATGGAAATAAAAAATTCATTAAAAGATTTTACAACTGATGATTATCTATTGCTTTATGGCGATCCTGCTATAATTGGTGTTGTATGTGCAGTAGCTTCTGATCTTACTAATGGTAAATTTAAATTATTAAAATACGACAGAAGAC